CTACATACTCCATAACAAACTTAACCTGTTCTCCGACAAATTCAAACATACCACCGAAAATATCAAGTGCGTCTATCACAGGTTCTAAAAGTATCGCAATCGATTCTAATACTGCTGACAAAACTATCCCCAGCACATTTACTATGGGTTGTAGAACTGCCCACAGAGTTCCTAGTATCGTTTTGAATATTTCAAATGCAGAGGACAAGACTTTCCCCACGACATCTGCCAATTTTTTCACACTTTCTCTAAAAGTTTCACTCTGGGTATATACAATTGCTAAAACTGCTGCTATTCCAGCGATTATTGCTACAACTGGTAGTCCTGCACTACCTACCAACCCCAACGCAGTCCCTAATGTTTTGAAAGAAGTTCCTATACCTTCAACAATGGTTAATCCTTTCATTGCCAATTTAATGGCAACAACTGCCAATGCAACAGTCCCTAGTGCTGTCGCTACTTTTTCTATTATAGGAAGAACATTTCCAAACTTCACCTGTAAACTATCTGCTACCTCGTTTATTTGATTGGGGATATCGTCTAAACCTAAACCACCACCCAAACTAGCACCAGCACCACCAAGCGACAAACCTCCAACACCAGCACCACCCCCTGACGCCTCCTCTGGTGGCTTTAACACGTTCATTTCGTCGAAACTCGCCAACCCTGCCAGTTCCTTTTTTAGTGCCTTTGCTGAACCTGTGGCGTTGTCAAGAGAGTTTGCTGTGTCCTGTGTAGCACCACTTAGTGCCTCAACTGAAACAACTGCCGATTTTAACTTGAAGTTTTCTAGCGATTTGAACCTTGAACCTATTACTGGTAATTTGGTTAATACAGAACCGAGAACCCTTACTAACCAAACTACCCAACCTGCGACATTTATTGCCCATTGTTTAATTGTTTCTGCATTGTCTAGCACCCAATTCTTAATTGCATTTGTGAATGTTAATACGGCATTTGCGACCGTTGCAAATAAAGGTTCTAGTGAACTACCCAATTCCTCAAAAGTTGATGATATAGAATCTCCAATAGAACCAAACATCTTCCCTGCTGTTGTATAAGATTCTGCATAAGCACCCAACGCCTTTTTACCCTCTCTCTGAACTATTTGCATTCTGACGAATGCCTGTTCCTGTGCTGATAATTCTGCACCTGTTTTGCCTAGTGTTTTAGCAAAATCCCTATATTCTATTCCCAAGTCCCCAATTGCTATCATACCTGCCGTTGCAGAAGTATTCCCTGAAACAATAAAGTCAGATAACCTAGAAATACCCTCCGAAGAATCTATACCTGCGACTGCTGCTAAATCTTTCATTGTAAGGACTAAGGCGTTCGCGCCCTTTGCCGTTTCGCCTGTTCTCGCGTCCACAGTCGTTAATTCTCTCGCTAACTCATAAAGACCTGACCTAGCGAGAGAGTTAATAACTCGTTCTGCTTTAACACCATAAGTATTAGCATCTTCAAGCGACCTCCTTAAATTGTCAACCTCGGCAGTAGTTATACCCAAGTTTCTTGCCACCGTGTTGGTCGCTATCCTCATTCTTGAAAGTTGATTACCACCTTTCATTACTTCTTTCCCCATATTGAAAATTGCATTCCCAACCTTTTTAATAGCACCTGTAAAGAATTGTGCTGCCAATGCCCCCTTGAATACAGAACCTGTCATTGAGGAGTTAATAGTTCTCCCAACCTTAGTAGTCGTGGTGTTAAGATTGTTTAACTCTTTTCTAACTCCCTTTATTTCTTCGTTAAACTTCCACGCATTAAGGTCTATTATGACTTCTAGTTCTTCTAATGTAGTCGCCATCTATTTAATAGTTCCTCCTAAAATTAAAGTATTCCTTTTCATAATGTCTTCCATTTCTTCACTTGTCATAGGTTTCATTTCATCTCTACTTTGTAGGAATGGTCTTTTAGGGTATCTCTTAGGGTCGTTTACTGCAAAAGCGACATACTTCCCCAAGTTATAGTTGTTTAAGTCCATTTCCTCTGCCCTTTCTTTTTCTTTTTGCATATAAACCTCGACATACTTTTCAAATTGTTTAGGTGTTATGTTCCAATATGTTTCCAAGTCTAAACCAATTCTTATGGCGTTGACTTCTCCCTTTTCCCAGATTTCACCAAATCTTATATGCTCTGTTTTAGTGCCTTGCTCATATCCTCTTTTACTTTTTTGAGGTTGAGCTCTCGTGGTAAAAAACCTGCTTTCTGCAACGCCTCCATTATGTCTGTATATAGAGTTACGGTATCGCCACCCTCGGCAAGATATTTTTCCATCTCGTCGAAAGCGACACTCTCATCTACATTCAAACCTTTTTTCACAAATAGCACAAGAGTCTTAACAGAAAAATCTGCTAACACATCTTGAACAGGTTTCTTCGCCTCTGTTTCGATTTCGTTTATTATTCTTGGTGTGTATTTAAGTTCCATAATAACCATTCTTAAATTAAATAAAGGTTAGGGGAGATTCCCCTCCCCACAACCTTATGCAGATGGGGTTGCTGCTGTGTAAACAGGTGCACCTGATATCCTAATTGATGCGTTAAAACCCCTTACGCCATCAACAGTCGCCTCTGCTTCTTTGAAGGACTTAACAAACCCATCGAACTGCCAAGTCGAACCTGATTGGGTTCTAATAGTCCATTTCTCCAATGTTTGAGATTCTGCTAATGCTAACATCGCTTCCATAGCATCCTCACTCTTTATGATACCTGCTAATGCGACTTCTCCTGCGTCCTTGAATCCTGCTATATATTCTTTATAGCCACTATCACTATCAAGGGTAGTGACGTCTATCTCATCGGACTGAACTCCGATTTCACCAATACTGGTCAAGTCAGCGACAACTAAATCTGCCAACTCTGTTCCGCTCTTGGTTTTTGTTAGGGTTGTCCCTAAGTTTTTCTCTGCTGCCATTTTAATAACCCACTAAATTAAATCTCGTTGTTATATGACTATAATTGTCGTCAGGAATGTCTGCACAAAAGGTTAACCTATAACCATTGTCCAGCATTTCTGATACCAGAGAGGTTAACAACGAACCACTCTCTGCACTAGTATTCCCTAGTATATCAACAACTACTTCCACATTTTGGTAACCAATTTTCTTTTCCAGCACATAAACAGGAACATTATTCGACACATAAAAGTAAAGGCAAGGAACTTCCTTAATAAGTTGTGGTCTGCTCTGATATGCAGTCCCTACTTTACTTAAAATTGTATAAATGTCTTTTTTCGGTTCTAACATTCTTTTGCTTTAACAACTTATTTCGCCTCACTCTTTATACTATCTCTTAATGCACCACCAACTGGTTCGCCTTTCTTGCTCTTTCTCATTCTAACACTTCTCGGTGCTTGAATACCTCTCCTTACACTAACAGGTGCAAGGTAAACTGCTCTCGCCTCTACCCTGCGTGTCCACTCTCTAACAAAAGGCAATAAGTATATTGTCTGTTGCTTTACAAGTTCTCCATTTATGTATCGTTTCAAATCCTTCAATAGTTCGTCCTGTTGTAGAATTAGTGCAGGTCTTAGGAATGGTTGTGCTGGCACCCAAGTTCCTCCTGTTTTACTTTTTACGGTAAAACCAAATTCCTGATATATCGCATATTCCATATTGGTATATACTCTCCCTTTTGCAGGAACTACCTTTCCCATTCTCAACAACTTTTCTAAGAGCTCGTCAACTTTTGTGATTTTGATTTCCATTTGGTCGCTATAATCAAATTATGTGAATCGTAGGGTATAGAGTTGATTACCCTATACTCGATACCCCCGTATTCTACAATCGTTCCAGTATCAACCTTTTCATCTGTGGTCATCGTGAAGTCCACTTGTTCGTCAATTCCATATTCTTCTTGTATTTCTGCTAACTTATCAAACCTGACATTAGCAAGAATTGTTTTGACTTCCGTTGTGCTTTCTTCACCTGCCCACCCCTCGTCGTCAACTGAATCCGTCTTACCCAGAACTGCCACGCTCTTATCGTAAAAAGTTTCTTTAATTTTGTTTTTGAAACTATTCGGTATTCTCAACTATGGTTGGTATTCTAAACTTATCTAAAATCTGCTTTATAGAAGAGAATATGTCTGCATCGTCTTTACTAGATAAGTAACTCACGACGCCCTCTCCGTAACTGATACTCTGTCCGTTGTCTGATATCTGTGTAATTCTATCGGTTGTATTTGTTACATTGTCTATAATGGTTTTGTAACTGCCCACCACAACCCTAGCTAATGCCCTTTCCATTTCAAGTGGAATAGGTAGCACAGGTTGTTCTGTTCCTGTTACATCTACATAATAATCGCCAGAATAGTATTCACCATCTAAGAACCTTTCGTAACCTGCAACCAATTGTGCCCTGTTGGTGTAAAGCAATGCCCTATCTACAACTTCCCTTATCACGAAGTCTAGAAAGTCATCATCTTCCAACTCGGGACTGATAACCAGAACATACTCTTTTATCCTATTTATTACTTCGTCCATATCTCCTCTAAACTAAACTTATTAAGCAGAGATTGACGAGAATGTTGCATACTTTATCAAATCTGCCATTACTGCTTTTGTTCCATAGTGGTAGA